TTACAATTTCCCTCTGATTTCAACGACTTTCCCGAGGATAGTCACCGGAAGTTCTTTACATTCTTTTTTATTGTATGTTCTTGGTGTGTAAACGGACAGATTCCAGCCTATTAAGGTCAGTCCGGCATCGGACTTACTGATCTGCTTTACCGTGGCGTCGTTACCGTTGACCAAGACGACAGCTATGTCTCCGCATTGGGACTGTATCATTACAATATATTTTTATTTAGTTTGTATCTATAAGCCCGATGATGTTTATTTATATCTACATGACTTCGGGGGAATTTATCAATCCTCTGGCGTATTGTTCGTCCTTGTAAGTTTACGACGTGTCCAATTTCCTCAATTGTCGCGCCTTCAGAAGAAAACAGAGAAGCTTGCAATAAAATGTAATAAATTTTCCGATTTGTTTTATCATGAATTCCGAGAGTATCGATTTTGGCGTTTAGTTTGATTAACGCATTGACTCGTCTGTTTAGTTCCTGGTTAACATTTTCTATACTTTTAAAGACAAACCAAAGAAATCCGGTAATAAAAGGCGTTAAATCCCCACAATTGCCAAAGGCATTCGTATTCTCAAATAATTTGTAATACGTTTTAATTCCTCTCTTGATTGTTAAAGAAAGACGCATTGCCACTAAAGAATTTAGTGTTTTTGATAAGTAATATGAAGTAATAAAACGTGATGTCCTTCCGTTTCCATCATAAAAAGGGTGTATATAACCAAATAGATAGTGGAATATTGAGATTCGTATTAATGGGGGGATATCGTGATTTTGAAGGACTAATAATGCCTCATCCATGTATTTGATGATTTTGCTCTCGGGGGTTATTCCTTTATGAATTATTTTTCCTTTATCAGAAAATACATTAACATTATCTTTCCTGAAAATGATTCCGTCTGGTACATTCTCCGGGGAATCACGACAAACTTCTTTAAGTGTAAAATCATCATAAAATTCACGTAATTCCCGACTGGATGAAAAGTTGATATTGTCCTTATTTTTTAATTTCAAATACTTATTAACGATACCCCATAAACGTACTGTATCTTGACTCTCTATGTTATTTTGCTGATCTATGGCAATTTTTATTTCTTTTCGTGTACTGCGCACTCCCTCTATATCATTTGTTGCTTTAATTTCATCAATTAAGCAACTTAACGTAAAATGATTTATAGCGATTCCGGGGATTTTAGACATGATGCGGACAAGTTGAGAGTGTATGATTCCGATATTAGATAATAAAATCCCAATGCTCTCCGTATAATAGTAAAAGGCAGGAAACTCACGAGATGCCTCAAATTGTCTTATAGGAATATTTAAGTGATGTGATAGAGGAGAATTATATAGAGAGTCATATAACTTTTTCCATGAATCCTCATTTTGATGAAAAAGAGAAAGCAATTTTGTATAGGACATGATTCCTCCAGATTTTTTATTGTGCAAAAAGTGCAAAATTTGCATAGATGAATTTTTTATTGTGCAAAAAGTGCGAAATTTGCATAGATGAATTTTTTATTGTGCAAAAAGTGCGAAATTTGCATTCATGTTCAGAAAATCATCTCTTTAAATATATAAATTTCATATTGAAATTGACTCAGTTGATTCTGATTTAATGAACCTCTGATTGTTTTAAAATCGCAAGCCCAAGTATTTTGAGGCTTTCGCAATTGTTTTCATTAAAGTGTAATGGCGGGTTAGCCGGGTTTTCTGATACCAGCATTACGCTATCAGTGAATCTATAAAATCGTTTCAAACAAATCTTTTCGTTATCAATCTCTACACAAGCAATTTTACCATTTGGTATATCCTGCACGGATTTCACAAAGACTATATCACCATCTTTTATTCCTGCGTTTATCATGCTATTACCACGGACCGTGATACAAAAATCTACATCATATTTATTCTCTACGTCGAAGTAGGACGTATCTTGATTGAGATCTTCAAGCGGTTGCCCTGCCGCGGTATAACCGAGCATAGGGACTTTCTTGAATTTAGGTCGATGCGTACCTGGTGGAATTGGCATATTATTTAAATCATCATAATCTAATAGCCATTGAGCAGTAGTATTTAGAGCCTTAGCAAATGCTATTATCTTAGACTGTGTTAGATCGTTCTCTCCGCTTTCTATTTTTGCAATTGTTGATCGAGATTTATATCCAAGGCGGTTAGCTAATTCTTCTTGTGACATTTGTAATTCTTCTCTACGAAATTTTATTTTATCCCCTAAGGTCATAATTTACGTCCTCCTAAAAATCATTATATTATTCCGGTTACGAAAAATCAACAAAAATTAAATTTCATAAAAAAATGTTGACTTTTCGGAACCAACAAGATATACTGTTGTTGGTGATTAAAAATCACGAATAAAAATAAGTGAGAGGAGGGGGAAAAATGACAAATACTGCGGAACTTGAATGTGCGATTGCAAAATCTCGTAAATCAAAAAAAGATATTGCTGCTGCACTCTCTTTGTCTGAAGCAGGATTATGGAAGAAAATCACAAATCAAACGGAGTTTAAGGCAAGAGAGATTAAACTGTTACAAAATTTTTTAGGTTTATCTAATGAAGAAAGAGATTTAATTTTTTTTGCATAATATTGTGATTTATAATCACGTACGAACGGATTATAAAACAAGAAAGAAGGGGTGATAAGGGTGGAAACGTTCATGTATATTGCAGCAGTGATGCTGATAACTATATTTATCAACATCACTGCCGCAGGGTGGTTAGCAATTAAGATGGCGGAATTCATGTGGGAAAAGGTAAGGAGATTATAAACAAATCTTCTTAAAGGCATTTCCGATTCTGCTCAAATTATAAAGGAGTATGAACGGCTGGTCAAAGACCAAAGAAAGAGGGGTGAAGATAACGATTTACGTATTACAAGTCGATATGAACAAACAAAAGTATTACATCACAGACTTAAGTGGAAGCCTATCACGCAATATCATGGATAGCATGTTGTTTTTCAATGAATTTTCGGCTGAATCATATGCCGGTACAGTTGAACATCTCATTGAAGAGGTGACTGGATTGATTGTAACGGTTCGTGTTCTAAAGCCGCCGGTATCTGGCGTTATTCCGAAAACACTTTCCCAATGCATAGCGTGCCCTTGAAATTATTATCAGGATGAAAAGAGAAGTGAGGGGGGTATATGTTTGAATTTATTTATCTATGCGGGATTGTTTTGTGGCTCCTCTTCGCAAATCCAGAGCCAGTGCTTTTAAGTCTTTTTGTATCATGGCTTGTTCTTTATCTGGTTTCATAAATTGTTTCAAAAAGCTTTCTCTTGGGCTATGCAATGATCTTTGATAAACATCAATAAGTATATTCAAGGATTCAACGGAATCAGCAGTAGACGCCTCAAATTCATCAATGTTTACATTCTTTATTTTGCAAGAGCGGCTTTTAACAATAATCGCCAAAGTCAAGGTCAAGCTATTCTCATAGTAGGTTATAGTCTGAATCATTAATTCGTCGAGAGAGGTGTAATTTGGGAGTTTTCTTAGCTCGATATGTCTTATCTGGGGGAGTACTTGAGAGATAGAAAGGGAATCTGCGGTTAAAGTCCGCATCCAAATCCGATTTTGTTCAATCTGGAAGATACATTCTCTGGACAAGATAATTCGAAGTTGGGTATTTTTTATGAACTCCTTATATGCAGAAACAATAGAGTGCATTTGAATGGTAAACCATGCAGAAATGAAAGCGATAAACAATCCATTAGAAGATAAAGCGTTTAACATGGATAGAATTGAGTCCATATAAATCACGTCCTTTCTGTAAATCAATTATAGATGAGTACGTAATCTTAATCAAAAAGCGAGGTGAGGGGAATGGGAAATTTGGAAGTTCGTATAGAAGTAGCTGTCGATACCAATGACGAAATCAGGGAATTGGTAAGGCTGGCTGCGGATATACAAAAAGAGCACAGCTGTCACTGCACTCTTTTTGTATATCGCGACAATTAATGATGTAGATAGACAAATTCGATTTGCTGTCCGGAGGCACTCAAGGTTTCATCACCAATGAAGATATAATAATCAGAACTTTTTATAAATAAGTTAGTAAAGTCGGTAATGGAACCTTTTGTGGATCTAACTTCCTTAAGGTTGTGGATGGGGATAGCTTGATCAATACCGGATATTTTGATATTTGCATTCATAATATTCACCTCCTCTCTGCCAACATTATAACAGAGTGAGCAGAAAGAGAATTGTAACAACCTACCACGGAATTTAAAAACATAGAAAGGAGCGAAAAATGGAGAGAAGAACATACACCGTCGCAGAAACCGCTGAAATCTTAGGTGTGTCGACGGATGTCGTCTACCGCATGAAAAATGACGGCATCCTTCCGGCGGTAAAGAATTTATCGGCCATCCGGTTTTTGAAGCGGGATGTACTGGCAATGGTCGGCGAGAAAGAAGATGATTTCCGCCCTTCCGCACTGCGAAGACTGCGGAATGAGCTGGCACTGGAAAAACAAGAGAACAACCGCCTGAGAGGCGTCATCCGGCAGATTTGTATAGCCGCCAACACGGCAGCAGTGCAGGAGGAGCTATGAACAAACCATTAATTTGTACGACAGTCCTTATGTCAGCCGCACTGGTGGCAGGCGCCGCGGTGGACGCGGACAACATTTACAACAGGCTCTTCCCGGAGACAAAGATTGTTGAGTACCGCCGGGAGGTAAGGGCGGGCGACACGCTCTGGGATATCTGTGGCGAAATAGCTACGGACAAAGAGGACTTGCGGAAGCTGGTTTATCAGGCGAAGAAAGACAACCGGATTCAAGACGTCGGAAACCTGCAGCCGGGGACGCTTGTCATTGTAAGAGTTGAGGAGGCGAGGAATGGATGACAGACAATTTACCGTAACACTGGCTAAAGAAGATTGGGATTTAGTTCTGGCCGCACTGGAGATCTGCAAAGAGAATGCATCATCACTCATGGAGCACGAAATCGAATGCATTATTCGCGGAATAAAGTCAGATTTAGATAGTCAAGGTTTTTAAAAGTAGAGGAGTGAGAAATCGGTGAATGCAGCAGAAGAACTTAGGCGTTTGAGAGAAAAAACATGTAAAAAGCCGACTGATAACTGCAATTATCAATCGGCAGGCGGAAAAGAATCGCTAAGACTTTCCGCCTCTATTATACCACAGGAGGAATAAACAATGACATTAAATCACAAAATATATGAACTGCTTTCAAAGAATCCGAATTTGACATCCACTGAATTGGGTGCCATGGCAAAATGTACGGCTTCCAATGCGAAAGTAATTAAATTCCGTCTACAGCAGTCCGGGTATATTGATTATCCCAAGGGCGGACACCCGGTTACAATTCTGCGGCCATACAACGGCTGTCCGATTGAGGCCAGATCCCGGCGGCAGAAAATATCAAATGAAGTCATTACATACTTGATGGATGATTTTCGGGCGGCGGAATCCTGGCAGGACCGTGTCCAGATTGCCAATAATATTCGTTTATGGCTGTGCAGAAGTTAAGGAGAATACATATGACGACAATAGATACTGAAGCGAAAGTAACAGATATTCAAATTATAGAACCGCAGATTCTTTCCGCAGATCTCAATGTAACTACCAATTTTGAAGAAGTCAAACAAAATTTAAAGGCGATTACAGAAAAATATAAAGGATTGGTCGTTACTGATCAGAATCAAAAGGACATGGAAAAAACTCTCCGCGAAGTGGTGTCTCTCCGGACGAGTATTCAGAAATTTGAAGTCAACGGGAAACGACAGCTCCGCCGCCCGATGGATCAATTTGCGGATGCCTGCAAGGAACTTTTAAAGATCGTGAATGAAGCAGAACGACCACTGCGGGAACAACTTGACGCTTACGAAGCAAGACGGCAGGAAGGCGTAACAAAAGTCATTCTGCACAAGTATGAAGAGATGGCGTTTGATGCGGGAATCCGTGAAGAGTTCCGCTCTTGCGAGATTCTGTCCAAATGGATGAATAAAACAGCAAAATTGAAGGACACCTATGAAGATATCGCTCGCTTAGTATCTGAACAAGCGACTGCGCAAAAACAGCATGATGATCTCAAAGAACTCCGCAATTCCCGTCGTGAGCTGGCACTTCTACAGATAGAGAAATCCAATAGAGACTATGCTTTGGCGACGCCCATCACAGAAGATTTTTTGACAGACGAGCTGCTGGATACATCAGCTGAAATCATTAAAAACACAATCAATGAAGAAGCGCTGCGCCGCCATGATATGGATGAAAATGCAAGGCAGGTATCCTCGCCCGCTGTTTCAGCTCCACCGCCGGCGGCCAAGCCTCCTGTGGTACCGATACCGCAGGTCGAACCCGGCGTGTCATGGCCTAAGGTAATGACGGTCACAATCACACTTAACAGTTCATTTGACTATCAGGCAGTAGAAAACGTATTAAGCAGTCTTCCGCCGCAGATTCGATGGAATTCCGATATAAAGGAGATATAACCATGGCGATTGAATTTAAAAAAGCACATCGATCCAAAGCTAAGCTCAGGCTGGCTATTGCAGGACCGTCAGGAGCAGGGAAAACCTATTCGGCGCTTCTGATTGCATCAGGCATTATTCCGTTGGAAAAGGTGGCGGTGATTGACACAGAATCAGGATCTGCAGATTTGTATGCAGATTTAGGCGGATATTCCACGGTGACGATTAATCCGCCGTATAGCCCTCAGAAATATATTGAAGCAATCCACGCGGCAGAAGCGGCAGGATTCGAATTAATTATTATTGACAGCCTGTCACACGCATGGAGTGGAGAAGGGGGCCTGCTTGACCAGCAAGGGAAAGCGGCAGACAGCAAGTACAGAGGAAACAGCTGGGCGGCATGGCGCGAAATTACGCCGCTTCACAATCAGCTGGTAGAGACCATGCTGCATACGCCACTCCACGTCATTGTCACAATGAGAAGCAAGACGGAATATATACAGACCGATGTAAATGGAAGGAAACAGATCCAGAAGGTCGGCATGGCACCTATTCAGCGTGACGGTATTGAGTACGAATTTACCACTGTCTTTGATTTATCGCAGAACCATACAGTCACGGTCAGTAAGGACAGGACAAAGCTGTTTGATGGGCAGTATTTTACGCCTACGGCTGATTGCGGCAAGGCACTCCTGCAGTGGCTTAATGCAGGTGCTCCGGTTACAGAACCCGCGCCTGTTATCCGTCAGGCCGCAACGCCGGCAGTTAATCAAATGCCTGTAAACTCTGCCGCCGGCAAACCACAAGACAAAACACACCGCCAGCGTTTGGAACGAATTTGGGCACAGATCGGCTGGGATAAAACACAGCCGCTGGATACTTACATGACCGCCCGGATGCAGGGACAGCGCGGAGCCGCGGCGACAGTCAACGACGCGACAGACGCCGACTGGCTTGCCGTAGATAGAGAGATTACAAAATACCTGATCGAGCAGGGACAGGCAAAAATCGCGGAACCTCTTACCGGCGAACCGCTTTTAAATGATACAGATGTCCCATTTTAAAAATAAAGGAGAATGACTATGATTTCAGCTACACTTTACGGAAGAATTGCGAGAGAACCGGAGCTGGTACCGCCGATGACGGGCAGAGACGCTTATGTGCGGTTTTCTATGGCGGTGGAAACCGGGCGCAAAGACGAAAACGGCAACCGGATTGCACAGTTTGTCAGTATTTCTGTATTCGGAAAACAGGTAAATACAATCCTCCAGTATTTTCATAAGGGCAATCGTATTGCATGCCATGTGCGGAATCTGGAAGCCCGTGCTTATACTGACAAAGCCAACCAGCCGCAGGCAAGTCTCAACGCCGTATTGACAGGGGTAGAATTTGTTGAAACGAAGGCGGAACAGGAACAATCGGCGCCGCAACCTGCTGCCGTACCGCAGATGGGGACGGCGGCG